GTTGATTTGGGTGCGGTCGTCGAGCAAATACAAAACGCATGGTGGTTGACGGGCAATGAGAAACGTTCGGCCATGGGGTACGATAACGATCCGGCCATGGATCAATACTTTATCCCGGCGGGTCTTATGCCAACGGCGACATTGGATGAGGATGAATTGAACAAAGACATCGGAGGTTATTCAGTCAAAGAAACATTCAATGATTATCCCAAGTCCGCATCGGATTTGGCACGACGTGCGTTGGAGTTCAAAAAAGAGAATCCCAATGATTGCGCGACCGCCGTCGGGTTGAAACGCGCCAATGACATTTCAGATCGTCGGCCCCTTTCGTACGAAACGGTTGTTCGCGTTTACTCATATTTATCAAGGGCAAAGACATACGATACGGGATCATTCACCGATGCCGACGGTAATCCGGTGTGTGGTTCCATTTCGTATGCATATTGGGGCGGTGATTCCATGTTAAGATGGGCGTCCAAAACAATCGAAGAGATCGAAGGCAATGCCGACGCCGAAACCGAATGAAGGCCGGGACGCATTTCTTGATCGTTGCATCCCTATTGTAATTGACGAAGGTCGTGATCCGGATCAAGCGGTCGCGATTTGTTTGGCTTATTATGACGGGGACGACGATTCAGCGGATCCGATGGATTTATCGGATCGGAAGGCGTTGTGGTATGCACTTGATCGCAAGGCCCGGACGTTCGATGACAAATATATCCGCAAGATCCGGAAGGCGTTTCGCGAGGATTTAGACTATTTAGACAAGGCATCGAGTATCGCCCAATTGAAAGATCGGCCGTCTATGGCCAAATTTGGAAGCGAGTTGAAGGAATTATATTTCGATGTGGGCGAATCTTTCGCAAAACAAGGGTACAACCAATTTCGAAAGCAAAAAAACGCGCCGGATTTCCGCAATTTCATCCGTGATTTTTATGAAGAGCGTGGCATCGAGACGACAAAACAAGTCGTGGACACATTGCACAACGACATTATCCGAGATGTGGTAAATGCTCAATCCGGAGGTCAATCATTCGATGACATCAAGAAAGTGATCATCGCAAAGTATTTGGCCAAGGGTGTCGGGGAAACCGCAAGTCAAGTCGATTGGCGTGTCAAGCGTGTTGTCCGAACGGAAGTCCATGCCGTATCGAATTATTCACAACAACGAGGTGTCGAGCAAACCGGAATCCCGTATCACAAAGAATGGATCAGCGTTCCGGATATGCGACGTCGATCAGCCCATGGCCAAGCCGACGGACAAAAGGTTCCGTTGGATGAGCCGTATTATGTCGGCGGTGAGAATGTCCAGTTCCCCGGAGACGGTTCGGCAAGTAATTCCGTCAATTGTCGATGCCGTGAAGCGTACATCCAATCAGAGGAGGTTGTTGTTGAGGGTGAATTGCCATCGAATAACGCCGATTGATAGCCATTTCAGAATGATGATGGATGTTGGTATTTTTGGTGTATGGCAGTCATGGACACATTACGCGAAAAAGCCAAAGAGCATAACGATGACGTCGGGGACGTTGCATCGAAGCGCACGACGGCGGGTACGTTGAAGAAATGTTACGATAGAGGGATAGGCGCCTATCGAACAAATCCACAAAGCGTACGTGATAACGTATCATCAGCGCAACAATGGGCCATGAGCCGGGTTAACAGTTTTTTGTATGCGTTGAGAAACGGCAAATTTAGAAGTGGCAAACACGACACGGATTTATTACCAAAAGGACATCCAATGAGTTCAAAGAAAAGCGAAACAAAGGAACCGCAATTATCATATTTCCGGACGGTTGAAGAGGCCGAAGAGTATGCCGAGTTTTTAGGATGCACCGGGACACATACACATGAGTTGGATGGCGAAACGTATTTCATGGCATGTTCATCGCATGAACGGAACGTCGAGTTGGAAGAGGAAAGGATGGAACAAGACGCAATGGATCCAAACGACGATCCCAAGATGAGCCGGTACGGCATCCAGTACAAAAGCACCGACGCGGTCATCAAAGATTTAGATCGCAAAACGGGCGTTGTAACGGGGTATTTCAGCAAATTTGACAACATGGACGCGGATCAAGACATCATCGTGAAGGGGGCGTTCGCAAAATCCATCATGGAAAATGGCCCGAATTCATCGAAACCGCGAATCATGCATTTGTATCAACACGATATGCGAAAGCCATTGGGCAAACCAGAGGTATTACGCGAGGATGACGAAGGGTTGTATTTCGAATCCAAGATCGTCGGAACATCATATGGTGAGGATGTATTGAAGCTGTATGAAGCCGGGGTGATCAATGAGCATTCCATCGGATTCAACACGGTGAAGTCGGAGCCAAAGGACGGGGCAAATTACATATATGAGGTTCGATTGTATGAAGGATCCACAGTTACATTCGGGGCCAATGAGGACACGCCGTTCACCGGGTTCAAAAGCATGACGCCAAAACAAGCGGTCGAGCGCGTCGAACAATTAACGAAAGCCGTTCGCAACGGTACGTTCACGGATGACACATTTCATTTGTTGGAAATCCAGTTAAAGCAATTGCAACAATACATCATCGATTCACTTATTGACACGCCGGAGCCGTCGAAAGACACTTTGGAAGTTGATGAGCCGAACAAAGTGTTGGACGCAATAGACAAAGCAATTATCAATAATCTAAATTTCAAGGTATAAACAATGTCAATACAAGATACATTGGTTGCCAAATTGGATGAGTTCGGGAATTCGATCGATGAGAAAATCGAAAGCGCGACAAAAGCCCAAAAGGACAACCTAAACAACGAATTGGATACATTCAAAAAGAATGAAATCCAAGGCATGGTCGAGCAATTCGAGGAATTGTCCGAAGATGTTACAAAGATGCAAACGCAATTGGATTCAGTCGAAACGGGCATGAACCGCAAAAGCGGTGAAAAGTCCGAAAAGAATTGGATCGGATCGTTTGTCGAGCAAATCAAAAACACGGAAGGGTTTGCACAACAAGTTCGCACACACAAAGGCATCGAGTTCCAAGTGCCAATGTTCAGCACAAAAGCGATCGTTGATGGCGCAAACAATTTCGCCGAAGGTACTGTACTTTCAAACCGCGTTGTTGCACCGGATTATCAACCGGGCATCGTGTTTGATCCAACACGTCCGGCGCACGTTCGCGAGTTCTTACCGCAAGGCACGACATCAAGCGACGTTGTTCGTTACATCAAGGAATCAGCATATACCGATGGATCGGACATCAAAGCCGAATCAGCATCAGCAGGTACAACGGAATTCACACTATCCGTTGAGGATGCACCGGTTCGCACAGTCGCATCGCATGTCCGTGTCTCTCAAGAACTTTTGGATGATGTGGAAGGCATAACCAGTTACTTATCAACAAGGCTCCCCGCCAAGCTAAGATCCGCCGAGGACACGTTCTTGTTGTTGGGTAACGATTCGCCATCATTTGAAGGAATCACGGAAGCGTCAACACAATACACGGATGATCTTGCAGATTCAAACGTGAATCGTTTTGACATCCTAACAAAAGCGATTCAGCAGGTACGTCAAGATGAGTACATGGCATCAGCGATCATGTTACATCCCGATGATTATTACAATATGTTGTTGATCAAGGATGCCGAAGGTGAGTACCTATTACCGGACATCTATCGTTTCGGCGCGGAAGTTCCAACAATCGCAGGGGTTCCAGTTATTGCCAACACGGCATTGACAACGGACAAATTCCTTGTTGGTGATTTCAACATGGGCGTTCAATTGTTTGATCGTCAACAATCGAGCATCCGTTTTTACGAGCAGGATCAAGACAATGCCGTCAAGGGTGTTGTAACGGTCGTTGCAAGTGAAAGAATTGCGATGCCGGTTTATCGTCCGAATGCATTTGTATTTGGCGATTTTAGTGATGCATTAACAGATGGAGCATCATAATCATAATTGATTAATTGGGGGTCGTCGCAGGGCGATCCCCATTTTCTTATATGTTCGATAATACACTATCAACACGGAGCGAAGGGGAAACAACGGGGTTTACAAAGACGGTCAATACCGTTGAAGCCGGGGACGTCATAAGCGTTGCCGAGTTAAAACAATGGGGTCGGATTGATTATGATGATGACGACGCATTGTTGCAAACGTTAATCGACGGCGCGGTCGATATGACGGAGCGTTATTTGTATCAAACGCTCAAACAAAAAACATACACTTTTGAATATCAGGGGTACGGGGTCGAAATCCCATTGCCATATGGGCCACACATTTCCGTTGATGAAGTGCGCAGAAAGCAACAAGGGGAAGAGGAGGTGTTGACGGCAAACGATTTTTTCGTTACCGGTCAAGATTTCAAAACATTGAATTTGTATCAGTCATTCAGTTATCAGCAATTAGAGGTCGATGTGACGGCCGGATATGGGTTGGCCGACATCCCAAGCCAAATAAAGATCGCGATGTTGAAGGTCGCGTTGAGCCATTACGAGGATCGTCAAGATATATTGAGCGGAACAATTGTGGCCGAGTTGCCGGATAGTTCGCGCAACATTCTAAACAAATACAAGCGTTATGTCATATGATCACAAAGAAGCCATACACGGGGCGGATGAACGAAAAAATTACGATTCAACGTTTCACGCGCAGTTCGGATGGCGCGGGTGGATTTGTTCAGGCCTATCAAGATGTGGCGACTGTATTTGCCGATATAACGCCGACAAAAGCGACTGAAGGCCAAATCAATAACGCATCCATATCCTTTGTCGCATACAAGATGATCGTGCGTTACAGTTCAAATACGGAAGCCATAGACACTTCCATGAGGATTGTGTACAATGGGGACAATTATCGGATCCAGTCGGTCTTAAATATGGACGAAGCGGATCGGTTTTTGGAAATTATGACGACGCGAGATGATCAAGTTTAAATTGCCAAAGAAAAATCAAGTTGCATTGAAGGCCGGGATCGAACGTGAGTTGGATGAACGGCGGGATGATGTATACAAAATCATCAATGGGATGATCACCGATATTCACCGGGACGCCACAATGCGATTGCAACAAATAACAAATGAAGGACGATTGGCAGGTGGTTTGCAGATGGACAAGCCAACAAAACAAAGAATGTATGGCGAGGTTTTTAATGACGTGGATTACGCGCCATTCGTGGAGTTCGGAACCAAATCAAAAGTTTTTAACAGTCCATTAATTACGCCGGAGTTGCGGAAGTTTGCACGTCAATTCAAGGGGTCGCGCGGTGGAACGTTTCAAGAATTAGAACAACGCATTAGTGAATGGGCAAAATCAAGGGATATTCCACAATCAAAGGTGTGGTATATTGCAATGCAGATCGCACGGAACGGCGTCGATTCACGGCCAACACTTTATCCATCGTTTGATAAAGCACGATTCAAGGCCATACAAAAATTAAGACAGATCAAATGAGGTTGCCCAGTAAAGAGTTGCAGATTGCGTATTTCCAAGCGTTAGACGGAAATATTACGTACGACGGGGCGGTTGTTCCAGTCTTTGATGTTGTTCCGCACAACGAGGAATATCCGTATATCATGTTGGGGTCGCAGTCAATCAACGAAGCGGTAACCAAAGACGATTTTGGGTTCGAGGTCTTATTTAATGTTGACA